TTCCTATATAACTGAGAATCATTATCAATAAGAAAACCGCGAAGATAGTGCCAGTAGGATTCCTGACCCCTAAAATTTTTTACAAAAAAAACCAAAAACCTTCGCTTATATACAATCTCTTATATATAACTCAATCAAGTTATATATAACTCAATCCTGTTATATATAAGTTATAGCTTATATAAGTTATATAGTTATATATAAGTTAATAATTAAGTTATATATAATGTAGAAGTTATATATAAGTTAGTAAGTTATATATAAGTTATGATATATAAGTTATATATTTTTATATTATATATAAGTTATAACTTATATAAGTTATATAGTTATATATAATGCGCGTGCGCGAATAACAGATTCGCAAATCACATGTCAACACCCCCTTGTGTACCGGCACTGATTTTGTTCTAATGTGCATATGGCGCTTATGCCTCCTAGCGCCGGTGGGTGGGTTGAGATAACATTTGCTGGCCTCCTAGCATCATTCTCCCCACCCATCACTTAGGAGGTCTTAGGAGGTTCTATGTCTGACGATAAAATCATTTCCTTCCCCGGCACCAAAAAATTGGATGACGTGGATCTTGATCGCATTGATCCGAAAGAGATGCTCACTGCAATTATCGAGGAAGTTGATTTGGAGGATGTGTATCTGATTGGCTGGACCAAAGAAGGAAATATGTACATTGCTACATCAGACACAGATGTCAAAAAGTTTATTTTCAACATCGAGCTTGCAAAGACTGCATACTTAAATGAGTGCCTTGTCTGACATGAACCCAGATGAAATTCAAAAACTTCTCGGGTCCATTCCTAAAGAGCGCCAGAGAGAGCTTCTCGAGCTCGTACATGAATCAATATGCCACCGCGCCATACAAAGTCGGAGTTTGCTTCCTACCTATTCCCTGCTTGGTTTTTGGGTAAATATCCAGAGAAAAAGGTAATTCAAACCGCTCACACGGCGGAGCTCGCAGTTGGTTTTGGTCGTAAGGTGCGTAACCTCATATCCGGAGAAGACTTCTCGTCGGTATTTTCTGATATCACCCTGTCAGCCGACAGCAAGGCCGCTGGAAGATGGTCAACAAATAAGGGTGGTGACTACTTCGCTATCGGTGTGGGTGGTGCCGTAACCGGTAAGGGTGCCGACATCCTTATCATTGATGACCCACACTCGGAACAGGAAGCCCAGATAGGCGCATACAACCCCGAGGTTTATGATCGTGTGTATGAATGGTATACATCCGGGCCACGACAGCGCCTTCAACCGGGCGGCGCCATCATTTTGGTGATGACCAGATGGTCTGTTCGAGATTTGACTGGTCAAATAATCAAAAGCTCTACACAAAAAGAGGGTTCAAATGAGTGGGAGGTTATCGAACTTCCAGCAATTTTACCGTCTGGCACCTCTCTATGGCCCGAGTTCTGGTCATTAGAGGAGCTTAATGCCCTTAAATCAGAACTTCCGATCTCAAAGTGGTCGGCTCAGTATCAACAGAACCCAACATCTGAAGAAGGCGCCCTTATCAAGCGCGATTGGTGGAAGGTTTGGGACAAACCAAACCCACCATCGTGCGAGGCTATCATACAATCTTGGGATACTGCATTTCTTAAGACACAACGAAGCGATTACAGCGCATGTACAACGTGGGGTGTCTTCTATCATCCAGATGACAACGGGCAATCAAGGCCGAATCTCATATTACTGCACGCATTTAAGGAAAAAATGGAATTTCCGGAGCTAAAAAAGGTGGCATACGAAACATACTGGGAGTGGGAACCAGACCAGATGATTGTCGAAGCCAAGGCGGCTGGATCCCCGCTCATATTTGAGCTCAGGTCTATGGGGATCCCGGTCACGGAGTTCACACCATCCCGTGGTCAGGACAAAATCGCACGAGTGAACGCAGTGACAGACCTCTTCGCCAGCGGTGTGGTGTGGGCACCGTCCACACGCTGGGCGGAAGAAGTTGTTGAGGAGTGTGCGGCCTTCCCTTCCGGGGAACATGATGACTTGGTAGACTCTACTACACAAGCACTTTTAAGATTTAGGCAGGGCGGATGGATTCAGGCGGATCTTGATGACTGGGGTGATGAGCCTGCGTACAAAAGAAGGGTTGAGTATTACTGATGATGAGTCCAGATAAAAATATGTCGCAATTATTCCAGAAGCTCTTAGCTCTTGGGTATACTCAGGCCGATCTTCAAAAAAGATTTCCAAGCATGTTTGGAAATAGTGAGGGACCAGCCGGGCCCGACCCAATAGATAGATTTGATCCAATTCCCAGCAACCCAGCAAGGGATATGCAGTCCGTATTCGACTATCTTGGCAATCAAAATTCATTACCTCAACAATTTCCTTCGCAAAACGTACCAGCACTTCCTCAATATAATTTGCCAAGCATGCCGGATCCCCTCGCAAATCAGTACATGACAGACCCAATGCAGTCTGTTTCCCCGGCACTTGGTTCTTTTATTGAGCAGAATGAAACTAAACCACTACAATTACCACCAGCAGAAGTAGCTCCATCTGTACCCCCGCCTCAGCGAGAGGGTTATTTGAATGTTGCCCCGACCATTATGCCCGAGCCCGCGTCAATGCCACCACTACAGTCCGCCGTTCCAGTTACAGAACCCTCTTCTGTTGCGGCTCCGGCAGGTGAAGCAATGGATCGTGCCGGCCTAGAGGCAATTATATTGGCTGATCAGAGAAGGCGTGATCGTGAGGCTCAGAGGGCGCAGGAAAATGCACTCGCTATGGAAGAGCTTGCTAAAATGCGCGGTCAACCAACTGACACTGATGCTGTGGCTCGTGCCCAGTCTTCGTATTTTGACTATGCTGGTATGGCTGGTGACGAAGGACCGGCAGGCGACCCAATTCCCGGCGTCTCGGCACCGGAGGACACAGCAACAGATCGACGACAACCGCCAAAACCACAGATAAACGATGACATGAGCTTCTCTGAAGCCTTCCGTGCTGGAAGACAGAATAGACTTGCAGGCGGGCCACAGACATTTACTTGGCGTGGCAATACATATGGCACTCTTCTCAAGGGTGAGAGCTATGATCAGAAGCCCAAGAAATCTGGTGAAGGTAGAAAATCTATGTCATCTGCAACGAGTGAATCTGGTCCTTATGACGATATGTCCTTTTCAAAAGCATTTGCTCTTGCTAGAAAGAGTAGGTTGGATGGTGGACCGGCAACATTCACTTGGCGAGGCAATCTCTACGGCACAAAGCTGGTAGGCGAAAAGTAAGGTTGAACTTATGGCAGATACTGACAAAGAACTCCTTCCATTCGATATGCAGAATGAGGAGGAGGCAGATGTCGAGGTTGAAATTGTAAACCCCGATGCTGTCTCAATTGAGTCTGACGATCAGACAATAGTTATGGACTTTACGGGAGAGCTATCTGATGATCTTCTTGGACCCGAACATGATGCAAATTTGGCGGAATTTCTGGATGATTCCGATTTGTTCTCTCTTGCTCACGAGCTGGTCGATGATTTCTCCTCAGACAGGCAGTCAAGAAAAGACTGGTCACAAGCATATATAAAAGGTTTGGATCTTCTCGGCATGAAGATTGAGGAGCGTCATCAGCCTTGGATGGGTGCTTCGGGTGTTTTCCACCCAATGCTTACCGAGGCTGTTGTTCGCTTTCAGGCGCAGGCTATGGCAGAAGTTTACCCAGCCTCCGGTCCTGTGCGCACAAAGATTGTAGGCAAGATCACACCAGAAAGAAGTCAGCAAGCAAAGCGCATCGAAGATGAGATGAATTACCTCATCACCGAGGAGATGACAGAATATCGCGACGAAATGGAGCAGATGCTCTTTCGCCTCCCACTTGCTGGTTCCGCATTTAAAAAAGTGTACTACGATCCAATTGCACAGCGCCCACGAGCAATGTTTGTTCCGGCAGAGGATATGGTTGTAAGCTACGGCGCATCTGATTTAGCTTCGTGCCCGAGATATACTCATGTCATGAAGAAGGGTTCAAATGAAATTGTGGAGCTTCAGGTAAATGGCTTTTATCGAGATGTTGATCTTCCTGATCCAGAGCCGGACTACTCGGATATTCAAGAAAAGTATGACGAGCTTGATGGAGAGTCTGCGGTTATTGAAGATGATGATAGACACACTCTACTTGAAGTGCATGCCGATATCGATTTACCTCCTCCATTTAATGATCCTGACGGTATTGCTCGCCCGTATGTAATCACCATTGAAAAATCGTCTCGCGAGATTCTATCAATCCGCCGCAACTGGTACGAGGATGATCAGTCCAAAAAGAAGCGCATGCACTTTGT